GCCCACCTCCTCGGTGGTGGTGGTTTCGATTAGCTCACTGGCCCAGATGACATTGCCGTTTACTCGCGCTGCGCCGTACACATGGGGGATACCAACGCCATAGCCCCCGCCAGAGATTTTCATATCGGATAATCGCGGCCCTTCACTGCGGTAGGTGGGCGCAAAAAGATACGAACCCAAAGTGGTCCCGATCATCCAGCCCCAGGCCGCTCCCGATAAACCCAGCACCGTTCCGGTGATCGCGGCATTGCCGATTGCGGCGCCAGCCGCTGCAAGCGCTAGTGTTGCCATTACAAAACCCCCGGAAATGAATAAACGCCGATTAAGCGGGTTCGCCAGGCTTGAGAAAGCGAGGTCTCCACCACGGTCTTAACGCCCTGGTGCGCGTGAATCACCCCCAGCGGGGAGCAAAACGCAACGTGCTGGGGAAGCCTGCTCACCCGAAAAAGCATCACGTCTCCGGGTAGCGGCTTTTGGGTAAGAAGAAGCTGCCGGCCAAGCTCTTTGGCAAGCGTCACCCCATCAGGAAAGCGCTGATAGTCGGTTGTGTCTTCAAGCGTCAGCCCCAAGGCGCTTGCCACGCCGACAATAAGACCCACGCAATCGACTCCGACGTGTTTTAAGCGCCCCTGGTGATGCCAAGGGGTACCCACCCAAGAGCGGGCCTCAATCAAAATCTTTTCGCGGTCGATCATTTCGGGCCACTTACCAACGCGTCGGCAATCGGGATGTAGGGTTCACCGCGAAAATTCACGACATTGTTATAAGTGTCTCGGCAGGTGGAAAGCCGCTTATCGCAGCCTTGCCATAAGTCATAGGCATCACCAATTGCCACATCAAACGGTAACGCGAGCTCGCACTCGATAATGGATGAGCCAAAATTTTTGACCTCCATGGACAGTCCCGCGTTTTCACCGCTTGTGAAAGTAATTAGTCCAAAGTTAAAGGTTCCGTCGGCTTCAAGCCGTGCGCTATCACTAAAAATCCGCCGGTCGGTGACACTCGTGACGGTGCCGCTTACCTTGTAGTCATCTAAGGTAAGCGTGCAGCGCGCATCGCAAAAACTCGCCCGGCACGAAGGCGAGTAGTTCTGGCCGATTTGCTGGGCAAGCCGCTGGGTCATGCCACGCAACTCAGCGACAAAGGAGACCTTTCCGCCTTTGACTTCGCCCGTCCAGCCGCGCCGCACGATGATGGCCCCATCAGAAAGGCTTTTGTAATTCACCCGATAAAGCCAGACTTCTGCGCTATCCCAAAGGCCCGCCATCAGATCGTTAGCCGTAATGGCCAAAGACGACAGCACCCCTTCTAGCGACAGGTCATCAACCGATAAGCCGTTGGCGGTGGCCACGGCGCCGGGCATAAATCCGCTTGAGGCCTGATAGGTAAGCCCCAAATAGGTGATGGGCTCGTCGTGATCGGTAAACCCAAAGATCTCACCGTCGCGTCGGATGACTTTCCACAGATGCGCTAAGGTCGTGACATCTTGTGCCAGGTGCGCGGTAAGGGCGGCGCTTACAGAAGCCTTCACAGCCGCACCTCCACGAGCGTGAGCTCCTCGCACTGATACAGCAGACTTGCCGAACCGCGATCCACTACGCGCCAGCGTAGCGCATCGACATCAAAACGAACCGGAACATCAAATTCGCCCGACCAAGTCACAGGCCCAGACGGGTCGGCAACAAAGGTCACCACGCCCGTGGTGTAGTTGACGGTAAACCCCGTGGTCTGAAGCACGTTATTGACATAAATCGATACGCTTGCCGAGACGGGTTTTTTAATCGTTCGGACATTGGTGGAGCTGCCCGTGACATAGTCCCGCTGAAGCTGGAAGGTTTTGCTGGTGAGGGTCGCAGTCGAATTTTTAGTGGCCGAATAATCCGTCCAGTCTTTAAACCGAAAACCGTTGGCTCTGCCTTGCGCGTTTCTAAAAAACGCATTGATGGTTTCCACTTCGCTTTGACTGCGCACCGGAATGGCCAAGTCATACCCGTAGCGCGTAGATGACCAGTTAACGTTACGGGCCTCATAGCCCGAAGCCAAGGTCACGATGCTGGTGCTAAACCCCATTCCGCCCACGGCAGTAAAGCCGATCACATCGGGGAATCGGGGGGATTCGATAAAACTCATAGGTTTCTTTGCCCCCTTGAAACGGCAAGCGCAGCCGCACTCGCCAGTTGGGCGGCGCTTTTGCGTAAGTCGGCGGAGTTTTGAACGCCACTGACGTTGATATTGATGGTGGTAATGGACTGCTCGGACCGCCTGGCAAGCGTTCGGGGCTGGGATTCAACCAACGGCATTTGCCGGGGCACAAACATTTCCGGGCCCCGCTCGCCCACGAGGTAGGTGGCTCCAGCCGACACAAAACCTCCGTTGGCGCGGCTGCCGGCAATCACAGGCGACCAGATGCCGTCTTGGTCTTGCCGTTGCACCAGCTCGGAGGCTACTGCCACTGCCTTACGAAATGCGGTCAGCTCGTGATTTGGAATGATCGTGCCGCCTGAGGGTGGGGCAAGAAAAAGCTCGGGGCCTTCTTTGCCAACCAACATGCTTTTTTCCATCGCGTTAACTGAGGCAGCCGTAAGTCCTAATCGGGCACTTGTGGGCAAAAAGACCTCGGGGCCTTTTTCACCAACGAGATAGGTTTTTTGCGGTAAGACCGAGCCCCCAAGGGCGCGCGCACCAAATATCGAAGCGATAAAGCTTTGCACCCCACCGCCAGGGGCGCCTCCCGGAGCGGGCGAGAAAACCGAATCGAGAATGCCGCTAATGGAGCGCTCTAAGGGCTTAGTGACTAGCTGGCGGGTCACGATACGGATGATGTCTTGCTCTAAAGACTTCAGTACATTGCGCAAATTCTCCCCGCCGATAATGGCGTCTTCAAAAGCCGTTCCGATTGCGGCACTGAATTGCTGCGCGATATCACGCAGCTGAGCGATCTGATCGGCCGTTTGGGTGGGGAACAGTTTGTCGTAGGCATTCATGCGCGCCTCGGCAATCATTTGCTCCACGGCTGCGACCTCATAGCCAGCAGAAATTAGCCGCTCGCGCAGCTCTAAAAGCCGCGCCTCTTCATCGGCAAGCTTTTGTACCGGGCTTGCCGTTTGCTCGTAAAGTGTTTTGTACTCTCGGTAAAGCTCAAGCGCGTCGTCTAATTGGTCTTTGTTTTTCTCCGCTTCAAGCCGCTGTCGGGTAAGTGCATCGGCGAGACGCTGCGCGCTTTCGAGCTGCTGCACGCTCGCACCGGCTAGAAAGATTTCTGCAACCGCAAGCTCTTCTTCGGAGAGTCTGAGTTTTTGCACCGCCAAGGCCTGGCGATCCAGTAACCGAATAACTTCATCGTTTTGGGGGGTGGGCTTTTTATCCTCTGCAAGGGCGGGGGCGTCTTTTTTATCGCGCTTTAAGTCGCGCGCCTGGGCAGCCATTCGCCGTGAGATCTGATCACTCATATCCCCATTGGCGCGGGCCAAGGCTTGCAGTTGCGCAAGCTCTCTAAGGTAGGCCCGCTGGCGGTCGATGGATTTACCAAACCAGATGTCTTCTTGCCCGGACTGCTGGAGGGCTTTATAGGCCTGATCCAGCCGGGCAATTTCTTGCTGAATGTTGCCAAACGGATCGGTCAGCCCCAGCTGCAACATATCTAAAAACGTCAGCCCGTTTTTTCGGGCTAACAAAAACTCATTTGCCAGCTCGGTGAGCTTTGGTAGCAGCAGATTGCCGATTTCAAGGCCAGTGGCTGAGGCGGCCGTTTTCATGCGCTCTAAGTTGTCATTAAACTCATTGGCGCGTCTTGCGGCCTCAGGCATCACCACACCGCCTAAGCGTTCAAGCTCCCGACCCATTGCGGCTAAGCCCTCGCTGCCGTTATTTAAAAACGTGATCATCGCGGCCCCGGCGCGGCCGAAAATGGCAGTTGCCAAGGCGGTCTTATTGGCGCCGTCAGCGTATCGAGAAAACTGCTCTGCGATATCGCCTAAAACCGCTTCGGTGGCCCGCACGTTACCGGCTGAGTCTTTCACCGCAATGCCCATCGCATCAAAGGCCTTTTGCGCCTCGCCGCTACCTCGGGCGGCCTCGGCAATCGAGCGGTTTAACTTAATTAAGTTTGCCGAAAACTCCTCCGTGGTGACATCACTTAACCGGGCAGCGTACTGAAGCTTGGATAGGCTATCGGTGGCAACCCCTGTCCGCTCAGATAAGTCATAAAGCGCATCGGCAGCATCGATTGCCCCTTTAATCCAGCCCATAAACATGCTGGCCGAAAAGTACCCCGCTAAAGCGCCCACCAAGGTGCGGGCATCACGCTGAATGGAGCCAAAGCTTTTTTGTGCCTGATAGGCGGCCTTTTCCATTGAAGAGCGAAACTGGGCGGTTTCAGCGGTCAGCGAAACGACAAGATTTCCAAGAGCGCTCATGGGCAGGGGTCCTTTTTCTTAACGCGGTGGGCAAACATCGCCTTTAGGGCCGTGGAGGCTTTAAGTTTTGGCGGCTCGGGCTCGTTTTCCAGCCGAAAGTACGCCATCCACTCGGTCAGCTCGGCGCTGGTGAGACGACTCAGTAGCTCCCCGACCGGCATGCCGAGCTTGAGTGCCAAAGAGAAATAAAACTTTCTCTCGGGTCGGGCTTTTAGTTTTTTGCTAAGTCATCTAACTCGGTCTGGGTGAGGCGATTAAGCTTTTGGGCAACCTTTACGCAACGATCCAGTGCAGCCGAGGATTTCTTACCCAACGCCAGCACATCGTCTTTTGAAAAAAGCGGCTCGCCTTTTTCGTCCACGGCCGTGGCGACCAAAAGCCGCGCACGGACGTTTTCTAGGCTTGATTTACTGGAAATTAACGACTGCTCCCACTCGTCGCGCATGGCCCCGGTCATGGCAGAGATCAAAACCTCCCCGCCCCACTCTGGCACCGCGACAACCTCTTTTTTGAGGTCATCACGGGTCAAAATTTGTTCACGAGTCAAAATCGCCATTAATTAAGCCTCCGAAATCGCGCCAGTAATTTCGATGGTGACGTTGGCTTCAATTACGCCGTCAACGGAGCCAGAGACTGCGAAGTTGGTGACAAACCCCGAAAAGCTCCATGTTGTGGCAGGCGATGCGTCAGTAAAGATGAGCTGAAAGTTGGTCTCAACCCGGGTTGCACGGGCAGAGCGCAGCGCTGCATGCTCAGTATCCGAGGGGATGTAATTAATCATGAAGCTTAACTGCCCTTCATCGGCTAAGCCCATGCGCTTTTCTTTAGCGGCACTGGAAAGATCGGTGACATCGATCACGGCGGCTGATCCGCCTGGGCCGGTGAAACTTTTGATTTCCGAGATGGCGGAGAAAACCTCTGGGCTTGCAGCATCACCGATTTTTAAGACGGTGCCTTGTGCTTCGAGAGCTTGAGATGACATTTGGACTACTCCTTTCGGACGAAAAAAAACCGGCCGATCGGAAAGCCCGAATGGCCGGTTGTTGGGGGGAAATAAAAAAACCGGCCGCTCCGAGTGCTAGGAGGGCCGGTTTTGAAAAAAAAACTTAAGCGGACGTGATGCTGATTAGTTCAGGTCTTGTGAATGCCTTTTTGTGATGAATGCTTTTTGGTCGATTTACTTTTAGGTGTTGTGCTGCCAGACGTAGAAATCCATCATCACGCGGTAGATGTTTTTTAGCTCGCCTTCAAAGATGTCCATATCGGACTGAAGCGTTGCTTTAAATGCGGCGGCCTGCATCGCCGAGCGAACCGAATCCGAGAGCGTTTTTGCCCCGTCGTAGGTCTCGGCGTAGCAATCCACTTGGATGCGCACCTGATCCAAACTCGCCCCGCCTTCAAGTCGGTTTTGCGGGGCTGAGGCAATGCGCGAGTACACAATCGTTGGATAGTCGGGCGACTGCGGCATTTGCAGCGGATAGCAGCGGCCACCGACCAAGCTTTCTAAGGTCTGATAGACAGAGGCTTCGATCATTTGCCCACCTTATGTTTTAGAGCCGCTAGTGCAATTGCCTGCGCAAGGCGCGATTTCATGACCTCTAAGGCGCGGCCTTTTTCGGCCTCAAAGGCTGCGCGAAGTAGCGGTTTAGCCCGCATCTTGCGGGTGCCAAACTCAATAAATCGCCAGTAATAAGCATCGCCATAGGTGTAGTAGGTTTTACCCACCCGGCTAAGCCTGCGGTTGCGTCGCGTGTCGGCATAACGGCCCTTAACGCGTCGAACGAGCACCGCATACTCAG